CAGGAGTGTCGCCAAGACTGTTTTCAATGGTTGCGGGAGAGAAGCTGTCGCCGTACACATTTATGCTGGAAGTTCTTGGTTCTAAAAGGTATGAGAAAATCGTGGCGTAATACAATGTGAAAATATACGAGAAAGGAGTAATTATGATTGAGATAAAAGGAAAAGTAAATACTGCTGTCTGCTTCGCAAAAGTTGTGGAAGACGAAGCGATAGAGCAGGTAAGAAATATGTGTGATTATGAGCTCACAGAGGGAAGTAAGGTAAGGATTATGCCTGATGTACATTCGGGGAAAGGGTGTACGATTGGCACGACAATGACGGTGCATGATAAGGTTTGCCCTAATATAGTTGGTGTTGATATCGGATGCGGAATGTACACAGTAAAACTTGCAGATAAGGTTATGGCCTATCTGATCAAGCGATACATCAAGTTGTTCAACAAGGTGCGTGGGTTGGCTTTTGATGAGATGAACGTTATCTCGGTATCACACGAGATTTACGATACAGCATTCATTGAAACCAAACGAGAGATGGCAAGGCTTTCTAAAAAGGTATATGACAAGTACAGCGAATCAGAAGAACAATTTGATAGCGACAGCTTTGTGCTAGCACTCATGCTTGCCTACGATCCTACAACTAAATATATCTACCAAAACGAAGTGGATAGAAAGCGTTCCAGATTTGTAGAAGGGGTGCTATCAAGCGATTTCCCCCTTGAAGAAGTTAAAACATCACAACGGCTGTGGATAGCCATGAACAAGGTATTTGCAGATGAAGTGACATTCCAAACAATGATACAAGCATACAAAGATAGCGGTGTAAAAAGGGTTAGATGGGTTACGTCGCCGGATGAAAGGCGGTGTAGCGTATGCGGAGCAATGCATGGCAAAGTGTACCACATAGACCATGTGCCGTCTAAACCACACCGTAATTGTAGGTGCTGGGTGGAGGTGGTCGATTGATTGTACTAGAAGAGGTACGATGTCCTAAGTGTAAAAAGAAACTACTAAACCTAAGTGGACAGGCAGAGGTGTTGTGTCCTAGATGCAAAACACTAATATATTTTGATACAGCAAAACGAAAAATTGTAGTTTTGCAAGAGCGCCAAAAATAGAGCGCCAGTTATTCGGTAAATCCGAACTACTGGTGCTTTTTTTTATTACCGTTAGAGAAAACGAAAATCACGACACTTCGGAGATGAAGTATAAAAGCGCAAATTATTATCGGAGAGAACCGTACAAACGCAAAGGAGATTGACTATGAAACATAACATTGAAGGCTATGAAAACATGACCACGGAAGAAAAACTCAAGGCACTTGAAGAATACGAACCAGATATGAGTGGGTTTGTATCCAAGTCCGTTTTTGATAAAACAGCAAGCGAAGCTGCATCTTACAAAAAGCAACTACGAGATAAGCAAACAGATGAAGAAGCACGCATTGCCAAAGAAGCAGAAGAACGTGAAGAACTGCTTGCTAGACTACAGGAACTTGAACGTGAAAAGCAAGTAAGCAATCTAACAAACAAGTATCTTGCTCTTGGTTTTGACAATGATCTAGCTTCAAAGACAGCTTCGCTGCACGCAAGTGGTGAGTTTGACAAGGTGTTTGCAAATATCAAGGCGTTGCTAGAAAACCGTGAGAAAGCAATAAGAGCCGAAATGTTGAAAGGCACACCAGAACCGCAAGTAGGGAATGGTGAAAGCTCAATGACTTTAGAAACTCTACAAAGGATGAGTCCAGCAGAAAGACTACAGTTTTCAGTGGAACATCCGGATGAATACAGACAATTATATGGAGGTAACAAATAATGGCTCATACAATTTATGATAATTTCTATCTATCCAACGAGGTAGAAGACCAATATAACTCCCATCTGGATTTGCAACAGTTTTGTACGGTAGATAACTCACTGGTTGGCACACCAGGTATGAAGCGCCGTATCAACGTATATCGTGCAACAGATGGTACAGAAAAACTAGCAATGGGTGTTGGTAACAGCAAGTCCATTGAAGTAAGCTACAGCGATGTAGAATATGAAATCTTGCTTGCACAAAACAGATTTGAGTACTTCGATGAACAAGCAATGATTGATCCAATGCTTGTACCTGTTGGTGTTCGCCACATGGGTACAGACATGTACAACACAGTGAACGCAGATATCTTTGCTGAGTTCAATAAAACAACTCTTGAAGTTAATGTTACAGCACTTAACTTTGAAGCATTTGTTGATGCAACAGTGGCGCTTAACCTTGAAAACTTGGATGGTGTATCAATCTTCGGTTTTGTACATCCTTCCGACATGGGTGCATTGCGTAAGGCATTGAAAGATGACTTGAAATACGTAGAAGCGTTTGCACGTAACGGCTACATCGGTACAGTTGCTGGTATCAATTTGTACACAAAGAAAGATGCTGTACCAAAGACAGTTATCATCGGTACACGTGAGGCTGTGACACTTTTCAACAAGAAGGGCACAGAAATTGAACAACCACCACGTGATTCTCAAGATGCTAACATTCGTAAGAATACAATTCTTTCTCGTAAGTACTATCTTGCAGCACTAACTGATGAAACAAAAGCAGTAAAGATTATTGTTGCGTAAGTAAAGGAGACTAACTATGGCAATGTCAGATAACGAAAAAGTTACTGCGGTAAATACTCTTATTGCACCGGATACAGCAACCACGGATCTGCTTATGCTTCTTGTAAAGCAAGCTGAGGCGATTGTACTAAATAGACGATACCCTTTTGGCATTCCGGAGTCAGCAACTGTTCCAGTGCAGTACGAATATACGCAGATTCGCATTGCCGTAGAGTTGTTCTCCAAGATGGGTGCTGAGGGCCAAACAGCGCACAAAGAGAATGGCATTGACAGAACCTTTGAATCGGCAGATGTAAGTTCATCACTATTAAAACAAATAGTACCAGTTTGTGGGAGCGTGATGTAATGCGTACACTAAATAGAAACAAACGCACATTATATTACAAGCTCTACACAGGCGAGGTGGAAAACACAGATGGCGGAAACTTTACAGGAGAAAGCACACCGGCTTACGGACAATTGACAGAACTTCGTTGTAATGTTTCCGCCTCTGTCGGTTCAGATGCAATGTCTGCGTTTGGTGGATTTACCAACTACACACGAACCATAACTGTGGCAGATAGGAATTGCCCTATGGATGAAGACAGCATTGTTTGGTTTGGGATACCAACTGACCAACCACATAACTACATCGTAACCAAGAAAGCAGACAGCAAAAACGGTATCATGTATGCCCTTTTGGAAGTAAAGGTGCAGTAATGAAGATAGTAGTTAATCCATTTGACATCAAGTCTATCAACAATGCTATAAAACAAATTGAGGTATATCAACGAGAATTTGAAGTAAAAGAGCAAGAGTTTGTTAAGAGGCTTGCTGAGATTGGCTTATCCGTTGCTAGAACTGGCTATCAAGTGGCAGATTACGATGGCGAAAAAGATGTGGTGGTATCCATGAACCAAGCTGGCACACAAGCAACCATTGTTGCAAGTGGTCAAACTGTTGGCTTTGTTGAGTTCGGTACAGGTGTGAAGTATCCAGAGTGGAGTGGCAACAATGTCGACTTCACTCCCCCACCTCACGGTAGTTATGGTAAGGGCAAAGGTAAAAATCCGCACGGTTGGTGGTTCACTGCCGGTGCTGGTGCATCACAGCACACATACGGAAATATGCCAGCAGAGGCCATGCTCACAGCACGTGACAGAATGATTGAACAAGTAACTCGCATTGCAAGAGAGGTGTTTAAGTAATGTTAGATTTCTACAACCAAATATATACACACATTGCAACTGCGACAAAAACAGCACATGCATCTGTGAAAGTGACTGGCGAGTATACACGTAGACCTGCACACTTCCCTTGTGTTACCTGTGAAGAAATAGGAAACACAGACATTCAAGAACTCTTTGATAGTTCAAGGGCAGAAAAGTTTGCCAGATTAACCTATCGTATACAGGTTTTTTCTAACAGCCAGAAGGGTAAAAAAGCAGAAGCGCGAGGAATATTCGCCACAGTGGATCAATCTATCAAAGCTTTAGGCTTTCACAGAACAACATATACAACAACACCAGACCTATACGAATCTACAATGTACTGCATAACAGCAACCTACGAGGTTGTTATTGGTGCAGATGGCATGATGTATGGTCGAGAATAAGACAAGGAGATATATACAATATGGCACTTTCAACATACAATACCACATTGAAATATGGTGAAACTTCTGCCGATACCGAGATTATTATCAAGGATTTCCCTTCCTTGCTTGGTAAACGCAGTTCGCTAGAAACAACAACGCTAAAAGATGATGCTCAAACATTCATCCCTGGTATCCGCCAACAGGAAGAAAGTTTTGACTTTACAGCAAACTATGACAAGGCAGTTTTGGCTGCTATTAATGCTCTAACAGATATTCAAAAGTGTGAACTTACATTCAGCGATGGATCTAAATATACATGGGATGGCTATCTGTCTGCAAGTGTAAACGAAGGTGCAGTAGATGCTGTACTGGAAATGACAATTTCCATCTCACCAGCTACAGTACCTGTATTTGTACCAGGTCCATAGTAAGTAAATAATAATGGGGTGGTTTTTTTCTAACCACCCCCAAAAAATAAATAACAATAAATAAGGAGAGTACTATGAGTACCAAAATCACTGTAACTTACCAAGATAAAGACTACACATTGGAGTTCTCTAGACAATCAGTAAGACAAATGGAAGCACAAGGATTTATTGCAAGCCAAGTGGAAGATAAGCCTATGACAATGATTCCTTTGCTTGTACGTGGTGCATTCTATAAGAATCATAGAGGTCTTCCTAGTGAAAAGATTGATGAAATCTATGATAACCTTTCTAACAAAATGGGAGAAGGCGAAGAAGCTGGTTTCATTGTTGAATTGGTTAAGATGTATGCAGAAACTCTTAATACACTAATGGAAGACAAGAAAGGCAAAGGGGGAAACTCAGCGAGCTGGACGGTGAAGAAAGGCTAACAACCGCCACAGCAGTTTTCGAGGAAGCCTGTCCTTACTATATGAGTAT